TCCAGACCGCCGATACTGCCGATGCCCGGAAGCACTTCGCCAAGGACTGGACGGCGCGGTTCCTTGCTATCACTTTGTGCTTGCTGTTTGCGGGCTACATTGTCCTCGTGACTGTCCTCCCGCCGGACCAGAACAGCGATGCGATCATTAACCTCATTCTTGGTTCGATTACTGGCTCGTTTAGCACGGTCATTGCGTTCTACTTCGGCAGCAGCCAACGGCAGGACTGAGATGAAGAACAGGATGAAGACGGGTACGGAAGGTGTCGAACTTATTAAGCATTTTGAAGGGTGCCGTCTGGAAGCATACCTATGTCCTGCTAACGTGTGGACTATTGGCTATGGGCATACTAGCGGCGTCCGAGAAGGCGATGTGATCGACCAAGAGGCCGCTGAAGCGCTGCTGATTGAAGACCTTGAGGAGTTTGAAGGCTATGTCAACGACATGGTGGAGATCGCTCTCAAGCAGCATGAATTCGACGCTATCGTCGCTTGGACGTTCAATCTGGGTCCGGGGAACCTTAAGGAATCTACGCTCCTTAACCGGATCAACTATGGTCCGCTCAGCGATGTGCCTGCGCAAATTGAGCGATGGAATCGAGCGGGCGGGAAGGTCCTTGAGGGGCTGGTGAAGCGTCGCGCTGCCGAATCTGCATTGTGGCAGGGGCAGGACTGGCGGGAGGCGGTATGAAGAAAGTTTTTGAGCCAAAGATGTTAGGATCAGGTAGTATCGAGCCTGCCCATGAGCTAGAAGTCCTCTGCGCGAACTGCGGGTTTGACGTGGATGAGGCTGAGCTTGCGGCAGATACCTGCTCGGACTGCGGTGAGCCGCTAAACCTGAAGCAGAGCGTAGCGATCAAGGTAACTACCGTGCCGATGTCCGGCGCGACTATGTGATGGGTCCGCTATGCCGCTGCAAAAGGTACAGATAAACCCGGGCATCAACCGTGAAATGACGCGCTACGCCGCTGAAGGGCGGTGGTATGACTGCGATAAGGTGCGGTTCCGGCAAGGGCTGCCTGAGAAAATTGGCGGCTGGTCGCGTATCTCTGAAAATACCTTCCTTGGCACCTGCCGGTCCCTGCATAACTGGATCACCCTCGGCAATCTCAACCTGCTGGGCGTAGGGACTAACCTCAAGTTCTATATCGGGCAGGGTGGGGCCTACTATGACATCACCCCTGTGCGGGCTACCACGACCCCCGGCGGGATCACTTTCTCTGCCAGCAGCGGCAGCTCCACCATCACCGTAACGAGTCCGTCTCACGCGGCGGAAGAGGGCGATTTCGTCACCTTCTCCAACTGCTCAGGCCTCGGCGGTAACATCACGGCGGCAGTGCTCAACCAAGAGTACGAGATCGTCACGGTCGTCGATGCCAATACCTTTACCTTCACGGCGCGTACGGCAAATACGGCAGTAGATAGCGGCGCAGCCGCAGTGCTTGCAGATGGATCGGATACGGGTAACGGGAACTTCACCAACAACACCGTAGACACCACGAGCGGCAGCACCACGGCGACCATGAACGACACCTCCGTGCTTGTGGCTGGCTGCACCATTAGTGGTACGGGTATCCCGGCGAGCGCCACCGTCGCTTCTATTACAGATGCTGTGACCTTTGAGTTGTCCGCTCCGGCTACGGCTACCAATACCAACATCACGGCGACCATCAACTGCTGTACGGCGGCGTACCAGATCAACATTGGCCCGGCTTCGGTGGTGCCCTTGGTCGGTTGGGGTTCGGGCCCGTGGAGTTCCGGCACTTGGGGTAGTAGCACGCCGATTACGGAAGACCTGCGCCTGTGGCACCAAGCCAACTTTGGTGAGGACCTGATCTTCGGATACCGGGGTGGGGAGCTTTATATCTGGGATGCCTCTAGCGGCATTGCCAACCGGGCTACCTTGCTATCTGCCGAGGCCGGAGCGTCAAACGTCCCTACGGTGCAAAACAAGGTATTGGTATCTGAGAACCGCTTTGTGTTCTGTTTCGGCGCAAACCCCCTCGGTAGTGCGGATGTAGACCCCCTGCTGATCCGCTGGTCTGACCAAGAAGACGCCACCAACTGGACCCCTGCAGCGACTAACCAAGCAGGGAGCTTACGTCTGTCTCGGGGTAGTGAGATCGTCACCGCCCGCCAAGCGCGCCAAGAGATCGTGGTCTGGACCGACTCGACGGTGTACTCCCTGCAGTATCTTGGGGCTCCGGCGGTGTGGGGCGCGCAGGTGGTTGGTGAGAACATCTCTATCATGTCTCAGAACGCTGTGGCCTACGCTAACGGCGTGTCCTACTGGATGGGTAAGGATAAGTTCTACAAGTATGACGGTCGCAGCCAGACCCTCCGCTGCGATGTACGGCGCTATCTCTTCTCTGACTTCAACTACGAGCAGGTGCCTCAGGTCTTTGCCGGAACCATCGAAGAGTTCCATGAGGTCTGGTGGTTCTACTGCTCCGCAAGCGCTACGACAGTTGACCGTTATGTGGTTTACAACTACGTCGAGGACATTTGGTATTACGGTTCGCTGGACCGCACGGCGTGGTTGGATTCGGGCACCCGGCAGTACCCGCTAGCAGCGACGTACTCCAACAATCTCGTTAATCACGAAGAGGGGGTTGATAATGACGAGACCGGCACAACTGCAGCCATCAACGCGTACATTACTTCTGCTCAGTTTGATCTGGACGACGGGCACAAGTTTGCGTTCATTTGGCGCGTACTGCCGGACATTACTTTCGACGGTTCGACCGCCGACGCACCGCAGGCCACCCTAACGCTGCTGCCGCTGGCTAATTCTGGTTCCGGCTATAACAGCCCGATGTCGGAGGGTGGCAGCAACAACGGCACTATTACCCGTACTGCTACAGTCCCCGTCGAAGCGTATACGGAACAACTTAACATCAGGATACGGGGCCGCCAACTTGCTATGAAGATTGAGTCAGATGCACTCGGTGTTCAGTGGCAGCTTGGGGTCCCGCGCCTTGATATGCGACCTGATGGCAGACGCTGATGGCTAATGAGATCGGAAAGACCGAGCCCCCGGCACTGCCGTACCCTGAGGCGCAGTACAGCTCGTCGTTTTTCCAGCAGTTCAACAATATCTTACGGCTGTATTTTAACCGACTGACCAACTCGGTGAACCAGCTCCTGAGCACGGAGCAGGGGGGTAAGGCCCTTTACCTGCCGAATGCGTTGTTCTACAGCACGACGGATCAGACAGCGGCTGCAACTAATACTGGTTACGCAGTAGCTTTTGAGAACACCTATCTCGCTAACGGCATCGAAATCAACGGCGGGTCTTCCACCCAAGTTACTGTCTCTGCCGATGGTGTATACAACTTTCAGATAACGCTCCAGACCGCGCACACAAACTCATCAGCCGTGCAGATATGGACTTGGATTAGCAAGAACGGCACGCCCGTTGCCTACGGCGGGCAACAACAAACCATCGTAGGTAACGCAAACCAACCCGTGTTTTGGAACTTTTCGATTGATCTAACGGCGGGTCAGTACATCGAAATGTATTGGGCTACAGCGGACTTAGCTTTATCACTTGACTCCACTGCACCTACGTCTCCACATCCGGGTATACCGTCTGCTATTGTCGCCGTCTCGTTTGTGAGTAATTACTGAGGTGCCCATGGATAAGCGCAAGCAAGGCATAGCCGGACTTAGAGCCCCCATGGCACGGGACGTTGAACGCCTGTCTCAGTATTCTCGTGGCGATGATCGGAACCTTGCCCACGTTGCCCCCGGCGACACCATCATCCCGCCCGAACTGATGCGGTCTAACCCCGCGCTTGCCCAAGCTATCTTTGAGGCCCTGTCCGGTGCAGGCATTGATCCTGCCAAGCGCATCGTGGACTCCGGTGCAGCCCGCCGTAACCCGGTAACCGGTGCTCAGGAGTTTGATGCGGCGGAGTGGATGGTTGGGTGGGATAATCCGACTGTCTCGGGGAATGTTGCTTCTCGTTTTGGCGGGCCTTTTTCGGCTGGCACTGCCGCAGATTTAATTGGCGGAAATGTTGGGTACAGCCTTGAAGAAAACTACCAAGACCTGCTCATGCGGGATTACTACGACAACGTAGTTCGTGCTGGGCGTCAAGGCGGCGATCCCTTTGGTGGTTACGGTGCCTATACCGGCGCTACTGGCGGTACTGGTCCTCAGACTGACGAAACACGTTATGGTGATCCCACGGGCGACGGGTACGCTCCTCCAGCTACTACGCCCCCGGCTACTACGGCACCTCCGGCTACTACGGCACCTCCGGCTACAACTACGCCTACTGGCGGGCGCCCCGATTACACTCCTGATCGGCCAACTCCGGGTCCTGTAGAAGACCTACCTATCGACATCAGCGAACCGCCGTTACTAGAGCCGGAAATCCCTCCGCCGACACTGCCGACGCAACAAGAGATTGAAGCGCAGCAAGCCGAAGAAGCCCGCCAAGCAGAAGCTGCGAGACAAGCCGAGGCCGCTAGGCAGGCAGAAGAAGAAGAAGCTGCGAGACAAGCCGAAGCCGCTAGGCAGGCGGAAGAAGCAGAAGCTGCGAGACAAGCCGAAGCCGCAAGGCAAGCAGAGGCCCGT